CTGATACTGTGGTTAAATCTTTAGTTAAATTAGTTCCTGTTGCATCGTAAATACTTTGTATTTGTGTAGATGTTAGAGCTGTATTCCAGATTCCTACTTCGTCAATAGAGCCGTTGAAATATCTATTATTATCAGACCAACTACCAATAGTTAACCCGCTTGATGTTGCATAGTTTGAAGATGGCAAGCTTGGTGTTGCTTCTAAGTTTCCATCAATATATACTTTTAAGGCACTTTGGTCATAGGTTACTACTAAATGATGCCAGTTGCCATCTGATGTATTTGGTACAGTAAAAGCACTTGTGTCATTTGATTTGCCAAAAATTGCTGCTTTTTCAGAATTATCTTCTCTATTTAAACAATAAGCAAATTGTGAATTACTTGTAGTGTCATCAGGGTTACCAATCGAAAAAGGAATTTGAGCAGAGCTTGATGTTGTTTTATACCATAAAGAAACACTTCTTAAATTGTTACCTGTAATTATTGAACCTGTTGCTTGTATAGTATCATTTGAACCATCAAAGCTCATACTGTACACATTTGAAATGCCAGCCAAAGCAATATCTACTGTTTGTGTAGATGTATTTGGACAAACACTTGAACCACTTGAAGTAGTATCATAAGTAATAGTATAACTCGCAATAGTTGTAGCACTTAAATCTATTTCACCAGTTGAGCTTCCTGTATTTGTTCCACTATCAACAAAAACTAAACCACTTGTTGAGCTAAACGTACCGCCTGATAATCCTGTGATAGTTGGTGTTGGGTCTGCATCTGTTGGCTCATAACTACTTGCAGAATAAGCAAAGGCAGCATTATCTAAAGCATTTAAAGTAATATTTGCAGTAGCAGTATCTGAATCAGTATCTGTATATGTAACAAGATATGTTGCGCCTTTTGTAGAAGCATCAACATCAATAACACCTGTACTTGAGTTTATAGTTAATCCAGCAGTAGAACTAAATGTACCAGAACCAGTATTACCAGATACTGTTGGCTGTGGTGTGTCTCCAATACCATCACAATAAGCACTTGCTGAGTAAGTTATAGAAAGCGCTAAACCTCCAGCAATATTAGTATCACCACTTGGTGAACTATCATAAACAGCACCAAAGTTATTGGTAGAATTAGCTTTTGCTTTACCCCAATCGTTGCTGTTGTTTACTGCAGCTTGTCCCCAATTTATTGTATTATCTGGCATAATATATTTTTAAAGTACCCAACCTCCAAAATCTGCAACATCATCTGGATACATATCTTCTTGTGAATTACTATAATATTCAGGTATTAATCCAGCCGCATTATTTTGCATCCAATCTATAAATCTATTTGTGTAGAACTGTGCTGTAGTTCTTGATCTTTCAACTAAACTATCTACGTGTTCTTTTGTTAGTGCTGTACTGTTTTCAGGATTCTTAGTATATATACCACCATTAGCAATATTAACACCCGCATACGGTAAGTATTCTACCATACTCCAATGTAGTAGCATTGGTTTAATATAATCGTTTAATAAAGCTAAGTAAGGATTTGCTAAAGTGCCAGCAACTATTTCATTTTGTATTTTAACATATAATTCAGTCCCTAAGTAATTCTGTATATGTATATCCTGTGCTTGGTTTAAAAATGGTAAGATTTTATCATTATCTATATTACCATTAGCAGCAGTAAATACTGAAATATCGTGTCTTGTTACAAAAAGTGCCTTGCTCATTTTACTTTATAATTATCCTATTCTATCTTGACTTTGCTTTAAATTATCTATTAATTTATCTAAATCTTGTAGTTGTTGTTTATAATCTTCTAAAACTGGACTTTCAGCCCCTAAATCAGCTAAAACCTCTTCTGCTTCATCAATTAAAGCTTCTGCCTGTGTATAAGCATCGTTCATATCAAAATTTATAATATCTCTTGCTTTAGTCATTGCTTGTTGAGCTTTATCAAGTTCTTCCTCTACAAATTCTTCTAAACCAAACCCTTGATTCAAAAACTCCTCTATATCATCCATTACAGATAGCTCTATTTTCTGACTTGATAATTTTGCTTTTTCAATATTAGCTAATTTTTCAAATACTCTTCTTTGTGTTCTCATTTTTATTTATTTTATTAATTTTTATAATTTGGGTGATGTCCATTATTTGGCATATTAACTGGAGCTTTTTTTGCATCATTATGACCTGTAGGTTTTGCATCGTAGCTTTTTGGTATTTCTTTAACTTCATCGTAATCTTTTAAATTTTTACTGCCTTTTTTGCCATCTAAAGCAGCAGATGCTTTCATTTTATATAACACTTGCTGCCATTTATGTCTACAGTAAACACCGCCTTTAAACTTAAATAAGTCGTATTTTTCACCTTTATGCATTGGTAACTCAGCAGCTTTAAAATTCATTTGTCTACTTGCTTTATCAATATCTTCTAATCTATAAACAACACCTCTTTTGCTTCTTGCCATCATTTCTTTGCAAAACTTTCTGCTTTTACCGCTTTCACCTTTAGCACTTGCTGTATTGTATTTATATCTTACTTTGTAATAACTTTTATCTAATGTAGAAAAACCATTTGGATCGTTTTTAATAGGTGTATCACTTTTAACTGCTACTGCTAATTCAATAATATTATCAGCCCAATCTTCAACACTCATATTATTATCACTAACATCTCTAATATCAACTATTTCAAATTCTTCACTATTCATTATTTCACCACCTAAAGTATCTAACGCTTCATTTAGTAGTAAATCATTATCTTCATTACTACTTAAAAAATTTTGTGAATTATATCTTGAACTGCGTTTTTTAACTCCTGTTTGTTCTTCTTCACTCTCACTATTATTAACATTCTCTAAATCCATAAATTCGAGTGGCTCAATAGTTTTAAAGTAAAGATTTAAACTAATATCATTTACTGCTAATATTGTGTCTAAGCAATCAATTAAAAGGTTTTGGTATGGTTGTATAACTACGTTGTTAAAAAGGCGTGAGGCGTTCTCTATTTCATCAGCATTACTTGAAAAACCATTAGCTGAAGATAAACCTAATAATAACGGTGAAGTAACTCTATGAGTCAACATAATTTTTCTACTACATTCTTCACTTAAATAAGAATAATGTTCTGGAGCATCTGTTAAACTTACATCATCAATAGTCGTTTTACTTTCTGCATTATTATTAAATGCTACTATTACTTTTTCTCCATAGCTACCTGTAAGTTTAGACATTACATCATTCTTAATAGCTAATTGCTTCTCTCTATCTGGCACACCATTGTTAAAGTTGACAACCTTAGTACCTGAAAAACCATTTTGAGTATCGTTAATTAAATAACATGCAATTTCATTTTCTAAAGTTGCATAAGCTGTATTATAATCCGCTGGTGAATAGTAGTAAAAACCAGTCACATACCTTTTAATAATATAAATCTCATTTTGTGCGCCACTACCAAAAACAGGAAACTTTTTTAATTTAGTATTTCTTTGGACCTTAGACCAGTCAGCAGAGTAAAAATAGTTTTTTATTTCACCTTTATCATTCATCTTTTCAGCTCGTAGCGTTTCTCTTGGAAAGTGTGTTATTGCTGATATCTTAGAACCATTGTAAGTAATTTGAAAACTTGCCTCACCTAATAATTTTAAATCTTGGCAAACATTTCTTAAGTCGTGCGGTTTTATTAAACTCATCATTTGCGCATACTGGTCTGGCTTTTCAGCACTATCAGTAGCATCTAATCCTTTACCATATATCTGGTTAACAACGCCATTAATTACAGCATTATTTGTAGTGCTATCCATATAAGCATCTATCAAACTTTGGTAATAATTATTATCATCGCCTATTGATACATAGTTTCTATTACGTTCTTCTGTAATAGTAGGTCTTTCGTATTGATTTAATTGTATTAAGTGTAAATTATCCATAATATACAAAGTTGTTATCTCCTGTACTTTGTTCTATGTAAACACCATTTGAAATTTCATAATCTGAAAGTGTTTGGTCAGAACAGTACATTTTATCTTTAAAAATTATTGCGTTGTCTGTTGTATTGGTGATTGTAATAGTATAGTAATTGTTTTCAGCTAATGCTTGAGTAGTTGAGTATTGGTAATAGTAATCTAATTCAGAAAATGTTGCATCATTATCTGTTGCTATAACTTTATTTTGAGCTTCTGACTTTATCACTAATTTATAAGTTTTACTACCAGTAATTGTTTCTCTTGGTATAAAGTTAATAATTCGTGTGCCACTTGTAGTTAATATTTGCATATTTTTTTAATAAAAAAGGAGAGGTTAATCACTCCCTCTCCTCCAATCAAACTATATATTATGAATCACACAATTATATTAATCGCGTCTTTTTTAACTATTTGTACCTACTGTAACGGTTACAGTTGCAGAACTCATTCCAGCAAGAGGATCAGCAGAAGTTCCACCAGCAATAAAGTTAGCCGGTTCAAGCTCTTGTCCTGTAAGAGTCAAGCTGTAACCTGAAAGGTCTCCAAATGCAGTTCCCGTGGCTATACTTCCGCCAGTCACTTCCATTCCGTGTTCCAAGCCGCAAAGCATAAAGTTACCGTTTCTATCTTCTACGCAGATATGAGGTCTCCCGTAAGCCATAAGCTTAAGTTCCTTATTATCTTCTTTAGATAATTTAGGTAAAGTTAAAGTTAATGTTTCTTCAAAGAATGTTGTTCCATTCTCTCTACTTGAGGTGATAGCAGTTTCTAAACTGTTAGTACCTTTTAAATCATATTGTAGTAGAGTTATTGTTCCTGTCATATCTGTAATTTCATCAGCAGTTTTTGTTACAGTTCCAAGCTCTCCAAAATCGCAGAACCAAGCTCTAACAATACCACCAATTACATCTTTACAAGGTACCTTTCTACCACTTGTTAAATCGCAAGCCATATTATTAAAATTTAAATAAAGGGGGAATCACACCCCCTTGTTATTAATTAATTCTTAGGCGTGGTATAAAACAACGTCAGAACCTATTCCGTAATTTACAGCACTTGTGTATCTCATTATAACTCTGACATTCTGCGAACCGTCAAGGTCAGCCATATCAAGAACTTTAACTTCGTTCATATCATTTAATAAACCAGTACCAAAGTATAAGTTACTCTTTTGAGCAGCCATTGCAGTATCGTCAGCTAATCCGTTAGCAACGAAGATTTTCACACCATCAAAAGATAGTTGACCACCAGCGTTATACCATTGTGTCCCCTGTGCGTTAACACCATTTGAACCAATAGAAGTAGCAAAACCGCCTAAAGCTCTTACATAAGCTCTTGCAATGTTTTGTGATACGTAAATATGTAAATCTTCTTTATTGTAAAGTGCAGAAGGTACTGCATCCACAATAGAACCTAATTTATCAATTACGTTAGCAGCAGTTACAGCAGCGTGTGAAGCTACATCTACTACATCAGCATCAGCTAAAGCTAAAGTTACCAAGCCATCAAATTCACCAGCGTTTGCATTAACACCTTCCCATATATTAGATTCAGTTTTTTCAGCTACTAAACCAGCTACGTGGCCAATAATGAAATCTGAAAATTTAGGTGGCATTTTATCAAATGCAGAATATCCCATTTGAGCAGCTTCCCAATCCGATACAAAATCTTGTTTGCAAAATTGCATGTTTACTTGATATTCAGAGGGTTGTAGTAATCTCTCGGTCAATGTTACTGTAGCAGTTGCATCAAAATCGCAAGAAGCGTCTTTAATTACGTTTGCATCAGTAGCCACTTTTTTCATAGTAGATTTATACTTGATATTAGGCATTACTTCTATACCGCCTTTATCAATTGTGTTAGCACTTAAAAGAGCAGCAGAGATATATTTACCTGCAAATTCTCCAGCGTAAGTACTTGTTATACTTGTTGTTGTCGCCATTTTATTTTATTTAATTATTGTTAAAAATTTTATCAAAAACCCTGTCTTTAGTTGTTTGTGTTCTATTGCTTGCAATATGAAAATTCACTTTATTATCAACCTTAGCTTCAGGATTATGTTTTACAGGTTTAGGAGCAACAGCAGAAAGTTCTTCTTTCTCTTCTATTACTTCTTCCTTCATTTCTTCTTTATCTTTGTTACCTATTTTTTCAATCATTGCTTTGATCTCATCAACAGCAGATGTAAATTCTTCTTTAGTAACGTATTCCATTTCTTCTTTTTCTTCTTCTTCTAATTCAGTTTCTTTAACTTCTTCAGATTCTTCTTCAACTGCTTCTTCAGCAGCTTCTTTAATACTGTCAATTAAACCTTCTTCAGTAACAACTAAAATTTTGCCTTCTTCTAATTCATATTCACCGATTGGTAGAGCTACTTGCTCATCATCAGTTTTAATAAATACAGATTTACCAGCTTCAAAAGATTCTGCAACTAATACAGTTCCGTTTTCTAATGTCATTTCAGCCATTTCTATTTTATTTTCAGAAAGTTCAACTTTTTCACCAACAATATTTTTTATTTTGTTTAGTATTTCGTTTGCTTTCATAATTTGAGTATATACCTATAAACGTTTGAAAACCTTTACTGTTATATTTTTTTGCAACTTTATTTTTATACTTTGCCTATTCCTTGCGCTTGTAAGCTACCATCACAGCATTTATTGCTGTATTTTTTACCATCTGGACACAAGCAACCACGCTTAGTATTTTTAGGTGAAGTATTACTTGGAGTTTTAAATTTTTTACTTTTCATATTAGTTTTTTATTGGTACACAATTAGGTACTTTTTTACCATTCTTTATTTTCATTCCGTATTGCTCATAACCAGCTTGACAAGGTTTCTTCATTTGCGTATGCTTTTCACAAGGCATATACCATTCTTTACCCTCAAATTCGTGTACGTGAAAACCTTCACACCCAATATTTTGAGCCATTTCTTCAGCTTTTTCTTGTGTGCTGTAAGCTAACCTATCATCTATAATTGCAAAAGTTTCATCAACTACCATAGATGCAAGATTAATTTCACCTAATTTTTTTAATTTACTTTCACTCCATCTTAAACCAGCTTTACCACCCCACAATAAATAACTAATAGTTCCGCAAGCTTCTTTATCTCCTTCATCGTAATACTCTTGCGCCCTACTTAAATATGAATACATCCTTTTTAAAGTTTGTAAACTAATATTTTCTTTTTGTGCTAATTGTTGCGCTCTTATTTTACCAACTTGTGTAGCACATTTATTATTTACTTTTTCATTTAGTTCAATACCACGTTTTGCATTATTACTAACTGCTTGTGGGTAATCATTATAAGTTTCTAATGTTATCTTTTTACCAGATTTAGTTCTTTTATCTTTTTTAATTAGTGCCTTAATATTACTAAGCATATATTCTGCCTCTTCTTCTTCAATAGCTTGCATCTCTGCTTTTAAATCTGGCCTTTTAATTTGTGCTTTATCTGCAAAGTAACCTTCAATACTAAAGCCCTTTACTTTACCAGTTTTTACATAATCATTCCAAATTTCATCATTCTCTACTTTCATTGAAATCATCCACGTTCCTTTTGGCATTTCTAAACCATACTTAGCAGATTTATCCATTTTAGTATCTTCTACTATCCACGATTCTACAACAGTTAAACCATTTACACTCATTTGATGTTCTAAGGTTGCGTTGTTTTGATTACTGTTTTGAAAAAATAATTCGCTTGCTCTTCTTACTGTATCCCTTGAAAAGTAAACATAAAACATAGTGTCGTTTCTCTTTCTAAATATTGGCTTGTTTGGTATAAGTGCTGCACCAAGAAGCAGTTTTTTCTCTTCATCTATTTTTGCAAGTTGTATTTCTTCACTTGCTAAGGTTATAAAGTCAGATTCAATAGCTGGATTCTCCACGATACTTACCGCATCAATTCCAACCATTTGATCTTCATTCTCTTCATCTAATATTAATTCTATTATATCCATTGTATTTTATTTTAAAAAGTTGCTTGTTGTATTGTATTGTTTTGTAGTTGTTGTGCAGTAGTTACATCTCCAGCTACTACAAATGCTTGTACTGGTTCTTGCTGCCCTAATGCTCCAGCTACTTGATTAAACCCTGACTGCCCTACTACGTTAAAACTTGGTGCTTGTGATGCTGATGCTCCACCAGTACTTACACTTGGAGTAGTAACAGCACTTGCTGTACTACCGCCATCAAATCTTTGGCTACTAATTTGTTTTACTTGTGCTAATCCAGCAGTAACAGCAGCAGCAGAAGCAGCAAAACCTAAAACTGGTCCAACTACAGGTACTCCAGATAAAGATTTATAAGAATCAATTGCAGATTGTGCTGTGCTAATTAATGTTTGAGATATTGAAACTGCTTTTTGTATTTTAAATGCTTTCTTTTGTTCTTTCTTACTTTCACCAGCAAACAATGCACTTATGTTAGCAATTGCCTCTAAGCTATTCATTACGCCTTGTACTTTTTGGTTGTTTAGCTGTTTTTCATTTGCTGCTAACTTTTCATTGTCAGCATTTATTTTTGCATTAGTTTCTTTTGTATATTTTTCTTCTATTGCTCCTAAATCAATATTACGTTGTATTTCAAGTGCTTTTTCTAATTCAATATTACCTTCAGCTAATTCTAACTTTTTTTCATATTGTTGTGTTAATTCTAAAAGCTCTTGTTCTTGTGCTGTGTTTCTTAGCTTCTGCAACATATTCCATTGTTGCTCCTCTCTTGTTAACTCTTCTTGTTCTGCTTTTTCTTCTGCTGCTTTTTTAATTGCAAGTGCTATTTTTTCTGCCTCAATAACTTCTTGTTTTCTTTTTAATTCTGCATCATCAATAGCTTTTTTCTCATTAGCAATTCTTTTTTGTTCTGCTAAGATTTGTCTATTAAGAGAGTTTAATTCTTTTTGTGTTGCTTTTTGTTGGTTTAATCTTAAAGCAGATTGTCTATTAAGTGCTGCTTCAGCTTCTGCTGTTTTATCAAGGGCTTCTATGTTACTTCTACCAAATTCATTTTGCGCTTCTTGAGCTTTGAACCTTAATTCTAAAACTTCTGTTTCTTTTTTAAGTAAACTATCTTGTAGCTCTTGTGCTTCTAATATAAAACCCTTTCTTTGTTCTGCTGTAAATTCTTCTTCTTGCCTTGATTTTAACCTGAGATTGGCTATTTTATTTTCAAGTACAGAACGTTCCACAAGCAACTCTCTTTCAAGTTTGTTTGCTTTTGCACGCATATCAGCAACCTCAATAGCTTTTTTAGATTCATCAATATTTTCTTGTATAAATTCTTTTGTTGCTTCTGTAGCTGCCTTGATTTTATCTGTAACATCTTCAACTCCAAGAGCTACTTTACCAACCGCATTAGCAGCAACCTTTCCAGCTTCAGAAAACTCACCATCAAAAACTAATTGAACTGCTTTACCAAGAGCTGGTATTAACTCCATTAAACCATTAATTCTATTTACTACTTGGTTTTTTAATAAGTTAACGAAAGAATTTAAAGATTCTTTTGGATTCTCAAAAGCTGAAATTATAGCTTCACCTAAATCTGCAAATAAATCTAAAACATTATCAGTTATAGTTCCAAGAACACCTAAAATTCTACTAAATTTGTTAGCACCTTCTTCACTATCTTCAAAAGCTTCTTTTAGAGAAGCAAATAAAACAACTAATAAACCAATACCAGTAGCTGCTATCGCTCCTTTTAAAGTTTTAAAACCTTTTACTACTCCTTTTATTGCTCCAATAGAACCTTTAAAACCATTAATTAATCCACCTGTAGCTGAATCAGCAGAAGATTCAACACCAGATAAATCAGTTTCTGTTTTTTTAAGATCTTTGTTTAAATCCTTTACATTTTTTTGAGCATCTTTAGTATCTGCCTTAACTGTTACAACAACTTCTTTACTCATTTCTTCATTCTTAATTGGTTAAATCCTTCTTTTATAGTCATAGGAACTTTATTAATACCTAATGCTATCTTTATATGTTTATCATATAGCTTATTCTCTTTACAAAATTCTAATGCTTCTAATATTGTTTTCACGTTGGTTCGTTTAATAGTTCTAAATTGGTTTCTCCTGACTGTAGTTTAGTTGACATTTTATTTATTGTGTAAGCTCTTGTGCCTACTACAATTAAATCATCTAATGTTAGATTCAATAAAACCTTTAAAGGAAGTATTGCATTAAATTTAAATATTCTTGTTTTCTTGTTAAATACTCTTGTTATATAATTAGTATAATAAGTTTGAAATAAGCTGTTATTATTACCACCATAATCAGTTAGAGTAAAAGTGTTTATTTCACTACCAAAATTTAAGTTGTAAGTTGGTGCTGTTGTGCTTGTGCCTAATTCATTACATACACTTGGTATCCAATAATCATCTAAAGAATGATTTGTTCCTGTTGGGCATAAAGCAGCATAAGCTTCAGGCCTTGTGCTATATAAAAAATTAATTGAAGTAGAAACGTTTTGTTGATGAATACCATAAAATAAAAGTGGCTGGCCTATACTTGGTTGTAAATTATCATCTAAGAAACTACCAACTTGCACTGTAGTTAAAGCAGCACTTGTTTTGTCTTGCAACCTTTCAAATAACATTTGTTCAAATGGTAAAGTAATTTTATACTCATTCTTTTTACTTGCATCTCCAATGTAATTTAGCTCTCCATATCTTTTATTATTTGTACTTTTAAAAGTTTGAGCAAGTATGCTTTTAGGTTCACTATATTCTAAATCAATGTTAGAAAATGGTAGTGCTTCACTTACAGTATGCTCATCAGTTTTAACAAACTCTGTAATATCAAAAGTATCACCACCAGTATAATAGTTGTCTAAAGTTCTAACTACTATTTGATCATTAAAATCTACATAAGCAGTTAGATTAAATGCTCTAAATAAACCATTTAAAAAATCTTTAATTGATATTTCTGGTATTTGTTCTGTAATTATTATAGTAGCACTTGTTACAATACTGGAAGATGCACTTGAATAATTAGCTATAAAATCTCTTTCGAATCTACCAGAGCCAGTTCCTGTTGATGCATCACCATTATCTTTATAATTATGACTGATTTGTATAGTTGCAGAAAATGTAATCGGATCAACACTTCTTACCCTTGCAAATAACCTTTTAGATTCATTTATATCTAAGGCATTTGGGTATGAATCACCATAACCAATAGAGTGACTTTGTGCGCCTAATAAATTATTAGCACTTGCAACTATGGTATCTGTTAAACTATCTATAATCTCTATTGTATAAGGTATTGAGCTTGAAGAAGGTGATACATTAACTTGAAAAGAATAACCCTGATGGTATTGAACACCTATTGCTATTGGTTGTGTAAAAGTATAAGTACCAAAACTAAAATTAACTTCAGGATATGATATACCATTAAAATGCGGACAGTTAGCAGTAGGGGTTGAGCAACTAAAACTACTGTCATCTAAATTAACAACTAAGTCACCAGTAATTCTGCCTTTTGCTCTATGTAACCAAAAGTATAAATTAGTCATAGCAGCACTATCCAAAAATTCACTTGTTTTAAAAGTTATATTGTACTGCTGTTCTATTGCTTTAATAATATTCTTTACTGGTATAGCTGGTTTTAAATCTTCTGGTAAAACTCCTCTTTGTGTTAAGTTTTCACCAGCAGCATAAATGTTTAATCCATTAGCTTCAAATATTGTATAGTTTTCACCATTTGACATTATATCCGAACTTAATGTCAGTTTAGTATTTTCATCAATAGCAGTTATAGTTGCTATTGTATTATCAGTAGTGTTTTTTACTACATCACCAACAAGAACTACATTTGTAAAGTTTTTGCTTGTGTCGACAAGCTTGTCATTTGCTGAAGATGTTGCAGTACCTGTTAATTTTATAACATTAGAACTATCATAAATATAACTTTGTGAATGTGCTATTAATGGGTATATAATAGCATTAGCATAACTTACACTATCTACAGTAATATCTTTACCATTTTGTAAAGCATCTTTTACATAATCAGCATCTGCATCATGATTAAAGTTATTTAACCAAACTAAATCAGAAAGCTGATCTTCATTAATCTTATTTTTAAATGTTACTGTATTACCAAAGAATGTTACTTTATACATTGATGGCTCATTGTGTTTTAAGACAACTTCATTTAATTGTATTTTACCAAATCTAAAATGTAAGTGGTTTAATTCAATTCTTGCTTCACAAAATATGTTAGCATCAAATCCTTGTATGTCTGGGTTATACCAATGCTTAAAAATCTTGTTATTACTTTTACTTGCTGGTAAATTAAAAGTCCTTGAGTAATCAGTAAACAGTTTGTCAATATCACTTACATCTTGAATAACTTGAGTTAAAGAAATTAGTTCTTCTTCCATTAAGTCAACTCTAACAAAATCTTGAGCTGTATTAGTGTTTGTTAATTGTGGTTGTATGTATAGAATAACCTTCTGCATTTATCTAATATTGTTTACTAAATCAAATGCTTTTTCAAAGCTCATTGTATAGTTTATTAACCTATCATTTAAACCTGTCTTTTTAGTAAATGAACTTTCTTTTAAATTAACTGGATATATGTTAGCACTGGAATCTGTTAGCCATATATTTTCACTAACCATTAACTCCTCAAAAAATGGATTCATTAATTCGTTAACAAAGCCACTATTTAAAAGAACAGATTCTGTAGCATTAGCATTAAATGTTTTCTTTGAGTGTGCTGTTGTGGAATAAGTATTAAATGTTAAAGATTCTTGACAAGGTTGTTCTGGCTCTTCTGGTGGATCAAGATGTACTGCTCTTGCTTCAAATATACTTCTATTAAAATTCTCACTTCTGTTTTCTAAACTATCTACAGATTTTTTAAAGAAGAACAAATCTTGCATTGCTCCCCATCTATTTACAAATGTTATTTTGTTTACTGGGTATTTACATTCTTCAATTCTTGTTGTGTAAATTGTAGTAAAACTTGATGTATCATAAGTAATTTTAACTCTTGCAATGTCTTTAACATCTGTAGCTGTTAATTGAGCAAATTGAATCTTTTGATTTTGATTACCATTATCAGTAAATGCATCTGTTCTAACTGAAACACCATTACTTCCTATCCATTCAACTTGACTTACTCTTTCAACATTTACAGGTATTGTTAGTGTGCTTCCTTTATGATATTCAAAATGAGTGCCTGTTATCATTGCAATAGGTTCTGTTGTATAGTTAACACCCTCTTTAAATGTGTTATAACCTTCTTGCGCTAAATAAGTGTTTGATGTTACTGAAGTGTCTGCAACTATTTGACCATCTGATTGTCTTGCTGATGTAGCTACAGTTACCCAAATAGAACTTTTAGCAGAAGATGCAGAATAAGTACCAGTAAATATTTGTTCTAAATGATCATTTACTATTTCACTAATGTCAACAGTAACAGAGTTTTCAGATCCTAAAGGTTTCTTTTGTAGTGCGTAGGTAGCATACAAATCATCACAAACTTCTGTTGATGAACTTAAACCACCAAACACAGTTATGTTAATTTGAAAGTAACTTAAACTGCTATGCGGTTCTTGTGGTGTTCTTATAAAAAATGGACTTCTTGTTCTAATTATTGTACTCATTCTGGTTGTAAATTATCATTAATAAACCCTTCTAACATTTCATCTTCAAATAATGGTAATGCTTCTTCAAAGGGTTTTGTAAAAAACATTGTTGCTCTAATTCCTTTACTATATATACTATTTGCTATTATATAATTAAGTGATTTTCTTTTAATAAATCTACCTTTACTATCTCTTGGTGCTATACTTGATTTGATAGTCCATTTGTCAAAAACGCTGCTTGGAGGTTGTTTAGTAGTATATTTAAAAGGACTTGTTCTACTTTCTGGATATGTTGATTTTGCACCTTTTACTCCTTGATCTATATATGAACCATATTTTAAACTTAAAAAAGAAACTTTGCCATCTTGAATTTTATATTCTAAGCTTCTTGATAATGCACCAGATTTATTATGCGTTCCATACTTGCCGCCTTTTTGTAAGTTCTGCCTTGACTTGTTGATAACAAATTCTGCATACTTCTTTAATGCCTTTTCAAATTTACTCATTAGCAGTAGGTCATTTCATCTTTAGTACCAGCATTAAAAGTAACTGCCCAACCAGCAAGCATATTATCAAACCTTTCTGTAAATGGTTCACAACTTGCAGTATCAATTACTTCAAACTTATCTCTGTATAAATCACTCTTTTGCAAAACTCTAATAACCCTTGTTGCTAATGCTAACTGAGTGTTTAATATATCTTGTCTATTATCGTTGCCTCTATATAAATCTGTTACTTGCTCATTGCTAATATCTACTAAATCCATAAAGAAGATAGTAATGTTAAAAGTTATATAATTGTTATTTATTGTACTATTGTTAATCATTACATGAGCTAAAGGAAACAAGCTCTGTTTCTTTAAATCAATATCAGCAATATCACCAAATGATATTTCATTATTAAATGGTTCTGCTGTAATTACTTCTTTTATTTTATCTATTATGTTATAAAAACTATTCATATTATTTTTATATATCTTGGTGTATGATTACCTAAATCTTGTTCTATAAATTCATCAAGAGAATCAATAGCATCATCAAAATCTAAACCCTCTCTTTGTATTAAAATATCTAAACATATCCAATAATCATATATTGCTTGTATTGGATTATTAGCTGTAATACCAATAAATGCTTCTTCAAAGCCATCAACTAAAATTATATGGTCATTCTCAAGTAATAAATCCCTTTCAGTTAATTCTTCTAATATATCTTGCTTTGTCATCTTCTATTGCTTTTTAATATTTGTTGTTCTAATTCATATTTATCTTTTTCAAATGCTAAGTGCATTAAACAGGTGTGTAGTTTTGATTTGGTAATTTCATTGTATTTAAGAATGTTTCCATTAGTAAGTCCGTAGATAGATTGATACCACCCCCATTTAGCAGAGAATCCCGCAGATGCTGAGGAAGCTCTACCTCCTTCTGTGTTGCTAAATAATTCAGGATAGTTTTCTGTAATTCGTTCCTTAAACTGTAAAAAAAAACAAGTGCGCCAAATACAATATCTAAAGTTGTTTCTGACATATCGTATTTATCAGAACTTTCATAATCTTCTATTAAATACTGATGCTTCTTCTTATAGGTTATTGGCCTATATAAAACACCGATTGCTTTGTGCATAAGCTCCCAATCTGCAAGGTAAGTATCAAGGTCAACGTACTCACCAAAACTAATATCGTCTAACTTAGGTATAAAGCCAAACTCTTTACCATTCATTTCAAACCTATCTATGAACTTAGGTGTATTAGTAAACAACTTTGTAAGTTCTTCAGTGATATTATTAATGTCGCTTGCTTTTATTTGTAGAACATTCTTTAGTGGTATATTACAAAATATCTCTACCATCTTTTGTTGCAGAAATGAATCCAGTTCTTTACCTTCAGCAATCTTTAACCACTTTTGATATTGCTTTAATGTAACTTCATTAAGTGTTTCTGGTATGTTAATTGTTAACTTCATTTATATATAAACGTTTTAATTCTTGAATCGTTATATACAAATATAAAAAAAAGTAGGTAACGCTCTTTCGCCGAATACCTACTTTAAACCAAAACGCAAATTAACATTGGCTATTATTTGCTTATTTCAAATATAATAAAAATTACTATATATATCTTATCTTATTTTATCTAAATGCTTGAGGGTGGCTTAAGCTTGGCTATAAAAAAAGCCACTTTTTACAGTGGCTCTTTATTTTTCTTTGTTTGTGTTCATACGCTTGTCAGCTCCCAGTTACTTAACATCTTAAGATATGGGCATATACATATTCTTTAAATAAATAGTTAGGATTCCAGTAATTAGGTTATCAAGGTATTGAAACAATCTACATATCTGTAGTTCTATCTACCCCCCCAGTTTCAAATGGGTTCGTTTTACTCAGGATTTTAAGGTTATATTTTTTCCCCTCCCTTGTCCAAGCATTACCTATTGCCTTATTCTGAACATTCTACATCTTCCAGTAGATATGAACCTAAATATTTAGTTCGAATATCAGATCAATAATTAACGCATTCTTGCCGCAACTCAACGTTTTATACTCGCAATTTAACTTCTGCTTCCGCAAAAAACAAATTTCCTATTATTTAAAGAACTCTTGTAAAATTAATTACAGTACAAATATATGTAATTATATTTATAACTACCAAATTATTTTACAACTTTTTTTAATTTTTTTTATTCTACCTCTGTAAATTTTTTTAATAAATGTGATATTCTCCTAAGTTTGGATTCTGTAATTGGTAGCTAACTGCATACCTCAGCGCATCAATAGCGTGATTAAAATTATCTACTGGTGTTTGTGATTTCTTCTCTAACCAACAATAGTTATTTAACTCTTTTATTAATTCTGTACTATCTTCAGTAATCACTAAATCATAATCCTGTAATAAACTAATACCAAATGTTATTGAACCTTGCCCTTTGATTGCTGGCACTACATTGCAATCTCTACTAAGTTCTGTTATTAATCTTGGTTCTGCTGAATCACCAACTATTAAATTATCTGCTGCAAACTTTTTATTTAGTTGTAATATCTCGCTTGTAGTTAATTTAGTTTGATAGAAGCATAGTTGTATATAAATAACTTTATTTTCTTTATCTATACTTGTTTTAACTAATGTTGAGGGATCATTGCTAAAACCGTAATCTTGGCCAAATACAACTTTACCTACTTGCTTAAATTCTCCTATACTCCAATCAGTAAATATAACACCCTCAGCTTTATCTAACCAACTACCCTCAATAGTATGCTTGTATCTGTTTGGTCTTCTAACCTTCATTGTCTCAATCTGCTTAATATAACTTTCTGAAAGGTTATCTAAGTTATCTAAATATGTTGTATGAATGTATGTAGTATCTTCTTTTGTTATATTACTACCAGCAGCAATGCCTCTATCTTCAAACCAACGCTTATAAATAAAATGTTCTTTAGTTGTTGGATTCAATATTAATATAACTCTATTCTCTTGTATTTTATTTCTTACAGATAAATCTATCTTATCAAATATATCTTCATCATTTAATTCTTCTGCTTCATCCATTACCCAAGTAGTAATGCCAGTTAATGATTTAAGATTTGCTGTCTGGTCACCTGAGCTTGTTTTAATACCTCTAAATATTATCTTGCTTCCGTTGCCTTTGTTTATTATTTCATCCTTTGTTATTTTAAACTGATCAATAACTCCAAGTAGTTCTAACTTCTCTATAAACTCAGGTATAATACTAATACTTGCAGCCCTCAGCGTGTAACGTGTAAATAGTATTGTATGGCCAGCTTGATAGGTTAATAGTAATAGAACAGAGTTAACCGCAAATGATTTCCCCGAACCTCTACCACCAGTTACAATAAAGTATCTTGCAAAAGATTCATCTAATACTAAATACTTTTTATTGAGCTTTAATCCTTGAAATGATACTTCTGAAATCATGGTTTACTTCTTCTGTAGTATTTAAATCAACAGTGTCTTTTAAGTTACCATATAAATTATTATATATAGCATTAAAAGCATTTACATCACCTTTTTCAATAGCTTTATTAACTAATGCTTCAACCATTAAATACTCTTTACTTTGCCATACCGCTTTACCATCTGCATCAACTTTCTTAACCATTAAGCTAAGTATTTCTTTAATAATTGTGCTTCTATTCTTTGCACCTTTTGGCTTACCTTTTGGATTACCAGATTTACCTTTTGTCCATTGGTGTTTTACTATATCTTCTTTTGACATTTACTGTTGTATTTGTGCTGTATTTGTTTAAAAACATTAATAGCTTTTTTTCAATTGCTTTTACTTTCTCTTTCGTATTCATATTCATTATATAATCTTTTCATAGTATTAACTAAATCTTTTACACAACTGCCACAGCTTGAGCTTTGTTTGTTGGTGTTGAATACCCTATTGTGTATTGTTAATAATTGTTTTTGTTCTATGTTGTTTACTACGTTTTTATTAATGTTAAAGAATCCTTTTAAATATATATATTCTTCTTCGTTTAAACATTCTACTTTATATGGAAACATAGAATTTAGCTTTTTCTTTCTTGCTTCGCATCCACAATCTTTTCCAAGTTTATCAAATATCCAATCAGTGGCTTGTTTTATTCCTGTAGCTTTTGTAATTTTTTCTACTGTATCTCCTAAACCTTTACTTTTCATTAATTTTTTTTTTAATTTCTTTAATACAATTGTTTATAGTTCTCCATACAACAACGTGTGATATATTGGTTGCTGCTGATAGTTTTCTTATGCTGTGAAATTTCTTTCTGTATAAGTTAAATAACTTTTTATCGAACCAGTAAAACTCATTTACTATTTCATCAACTACTTTTTCTATATCAATGTATGGTTCATTATCTGCTTCTATAATGTTTTTTAATTCTTTATCTATTAATATATCTTTATCATTTCTTATTGTGTCAATAAAAATATTGTGCATCATCTTATATATAAACGCTTTATTTAAAGAATCGTTATACAGGATATCATTAATTTTTACTTTACCACTATCAATTTTGCTATGTAAAGCAATGTAGAAATCGTGTAATAAATCTTTTGCTGGTACTTTACTATTGCTGCTTATTTCTTCAGCCATACTTAGCCAAGTTTTTTCATCTCTTATTAGAATATGTAGTATATTATCTACTTCTGTACTCATCTAATTCAAGAAGTAAATTAACAAAGTCATCATATTGCAAGGCAACATAATCTTTTTCAAAGTTCTTAGTAAATACTACTACTGGTGTTTTAAGCGTGCCTCTTGCATCACCTTCACTTTGTTCTAATGCTTTCCAGATATTTAATTTCTCTTGGTTCTTGCACTCCCAACTGTATTCAGATAGTATTCCACTTGTTGTCATTATATCACCTTTAATACTTAAGCCACCGCTGTTAGGTGTTCTTCTTATATTGGTGTCAAATTTCTTTGCAAGATCTTTTGCTATTTTTAGCTCAAATCTTTTACCCTTTTGATTTGCATTTAAACTCATATCTTTTGAAAATGTTTTCTAATTATTGCTCCAAGCTCGGAGTCGTTAGGGTATAACCTACACAAAAAATTAATACTATACTCAACAGGAGTATCAGGACTAATATAATATGAGTCCTTTGTCTGTCTGTACTCATTTAAAGTTCTATTCTTTTTATTTAAATCTTTTTTCAATGATGTGTGTTACTATTATACCTAATATAAAACAGGTTAAATGTGTTGCTGTTAATAATATTGTTATATACATAATTTATAGTTTATTTTTTAAAAGTATTAAATTTTTTCTTAAGTTCTGCAGTTTCTTTGTAAGCTTTTATATTT